CGACAGCGGCTAACCTTCGCTTTCAACTACCTGATAAACTAGGCCGGTTTAATTACCCACCCTATCCTTTGTCAGCCTTGGATGACCGACGTTAGCTCTTTTCCGCACTTTTTGAAAGGAGAAAACTCATGGCATTTAGGAGTGCGGCAGGATATGGTAACCTTCCTAATGGTAACTTTAGTCCAGTTATCTATTCTAAGAAGGTACAAACTGCCTTTCGGAAAACCTCAGTAGTTGAGGACATCACTAACAACGACTACATGGGCGAGATCTCCAACTTTGGTGATTCCGTTCGTATTATTAAAGAGCCAGAAGTCTCAGTACAAGCCTACTCCCGTGGTACACAGGTTGTCCCACAGGATCTGGACGACGAAGATTTCACTCTTGTTATCGATCAGGCAAACTACTTCGCGTTCAAGATCGATGACATCGAGGCGGCACATTCTCATGTGAACTTCGAATCTCTTGCTACTGATCGCGCTGGTTATCGCCTTCGTGACCAGTATGACCAGGAGATCTTCGGTTACATGTCCGGTTATAAGCAGGCCGCTCTACACGCCAATGCTAGTACCGCTCGTGTTGCCGCTGACAAATCCGGTACTGATCCGGTGTCATCCGATGCTGATGGTCTTCTTGCTTCCATGAAGCTAGACCTTAGCGACTTCGGTGGTACTGCTAACTCCATTCCGGTCGGTCAGAACACCAGTGCTATCTCACCACTGGCTGTTATCAACCGTATGGCTCGCAAGCTAGACCAGCAGAACGTTGATCGTGACGGTCGTTGGCTAGTTGTCGATCCGGTCTTTGCCGAGCAGCTTAATGACGAAAACTCAAAGCTCCTAAGCAATGACTTTGCCGGTCGTCAGGATGCCGGTGATATCCTCCGTAACGGTCGTATCATCGATGGCATGGTTCGCGGTTTCCGTATCTACATGTCAAACAACCTGCCGATCATCGGTACTGGTCCTGGCACTGTTGCTACCGGTGGTTCTGCCACTAACTTTGGTGTTATCATCGCCGGTCACGACTCAGCCGTTGCTACCGCTTCTCAGATTGAGAAGGTAGAGACCTACCGCGACAATGACAGCTTTAGCGACGTTGTTCGTGGTCTGCACCTTTATGGCCGTAAGCTGCTTCGTCCAGAAGCAATCACTCGCGCCATCTATAACGTGTACGAATAAGGGAGGTATGAATCATGGCTTACGATCTAACTAATGGTTCCACTACCAACCACAAGTCACGTACCGGTGCTAACGTACCCTACACCGTAGAGAAGACTGTCTCTATGGCTGATGCAACCACCGCCAAGGGTTCCGCCCTTGCTAACGCCGATGTTCTAGAGGTTATCCCAGTTCCGGCTAACACCCTAGTTCATGGTGCGGTTGCTTATGTCGAGACTGTCGATTCTTCGACCGCTGCTACTTTTGATATCGACGTTGCCGCTGGTGACGACTTTATTGACGGCGGTGACTTCAACACTGTCGGCTGGGCCGCTGCCGGTTCAAACGGTCTGCTCCCATTCGGTGCTAACTCTGTTATTGTCGCTTCGGCTGACACCATTGACGTAAAGCTAAACGTTGGTGGTTCTGTCGTACCGGCTAACGGCGTTATCCGTGTTGTTGCTTACATGTCTGACCTTGCCGAGATCCCTGGTCCGGCTGCGGTTGGTCGCGACTTCGCCTAACAAACTTGGGGAGATCCTTCGGGGTCTCCCCTTGACTACTTGGGGACTGTATGGTACAATTACATTGTTCTGTTTCGGAAGATACTCTCAAGTCTAACTACGAAATTAACAAGAATAGAAACTTACCATCTCTCTCTAAATTAAAGAACAGCCCGCATAAACGTAGTGAAGAAATTAATATCTGTGCTGCCGGTCCAAGTATCAGACAGTTCGAGAAGTTTCTCCGTATCTCTAAAAACGATATCTTCGCGTCCAAAACGGTCAATTACCTAACCTCTATTGGATGCGACCCTCGATACAGCGTATCCATTGATCCTAGAGAGTCTGGTAATAAAGCCCAGCTAAACAAAAAAACCAACTACATTATTTCCTCTCAGTGTGATCCCAGTCTATTTGACGCACTAAAGAACTACAAGACATATATGATAGATACTGTCACTTCCAAGACGTGGCAACCTTCTGATAAATGTATGTCTGCCGGATCTAACTCCACAGTTCATGCTATCCTGCTCTCCGTATGGCTCGGGTATAACAAGATAAACCTATTCGGATTTGATTGCGGTTATAACAAAACAGTAAACGACTACCGGGTCAACCGAGAAAACAAGCACGACGAGGCTCATAAAGAAGTAACCGTATCCTGTCCTATCACTAATAATCTTTACTATACCACAACTGAATATATCGGTATGGCAGAAGAAGCAATGAAGATTATCCAGATACTACATACTCAAAAAGGTATCAGGTTTAATCTATACGGTGATACACTTCTTAAATGTTTGATCCAGAATAATATCAATAAACATTCCTATTCTTTGCAGGATGATTTCCCTGTTCGCTGGTTAAAGGCTGCTTAAATGGCAACAACTTTCCTGACCCTGGTTAATGATACTCTAAAGCGGTTGAATGAAGTCCAGCTTACTTCGGACGAATTTCCAACCGCTATTGGTTTTCATGCCTCGGTAAAGGATGCAGTCAATATTGCTCTGGAAGAAATTGGTCAAGAGCAGTTTGGATTTCCGTTTAACCACCAAACCGGTTCGCTAACCCTGGTAGCTGGCACGTCAACCTACGCAGCGCCAAGCGATATGAAAGTGGTAGATTGGGATTCCTTTCGCATTGTCAAGGATGAAGCAGAGAATATCGGAGCGGTCAGGTTAAGACAGATTAACTACGATACTTACATTCAGCGGTTCTACATCAGAGATGGTAACGCGGGGACAGAGGATTATGATACCCCGATTTATGTTTATCGTACTCTGGGTAACGAGATTGCCTTTAGTCCTATTCCTGACAAAGCCTACGCTATCAATTACGATTACTACCAGTATCAGACTACACTAACCAATGCTACTGATACCATGTCGATCCCAGACCAGTTTAAGAATGTAGTGATCGATGGCGCTATGTATCACTGCTATATGTTCCGCGATAACTCTCAACAGGCCACTATCGCCCAGCAGCGGTTTACTCGTGGTATCGAGAACATGCGGAAAATCCTAGTCAACAACTTTACTGATCTTCGTGACACCAGGGTTAATAGACTAATTAACGTACCGGCAGGAAGTAAGTAATGGCTGACAATCTCCGCGATGTAACAATCATTGCTAGAGGTGGTCTATATACTAACGAAGACGCCCTGACTCTAGCCGGTACTGAACCGGGTTCAGCGATCCGCATGACAAACTTTGAGGTTTCTCAGTTTGGTGGGTATAGACGGATTAACGGTTATGAATATTACGATGCTGATAATCCGCAAGTCCCTGGTGCTGGTAAAGTCCTTGGTGTCTGGATTCACAACGACAAGGTCTACGCCGCAAGACGTAACTCAATTGATTCTACTTCGGCAACGTTACCTGTAGGCGCTATCTCCCTTAGTTCTGGTAGTTCAATTGTAACTGTTACCTCTACTGCTCATGGATTATCTGTGGGAGAATGGGTCACCTTTAGTAACATTGATGTTAACCTTGGCGGGTTAGATCTTAACAATACTGAATTTAATGTGGCTTCGACTGCTACGGCTGACAGTTTTACCTTTGTCGCTGACGAGGCTGCGGACAGCACAGTATCCAGTACAGCCGCTAATATCACTTACACGGTCAGCCGATACTACACCATCTATGATCATACTGATGGAGTAGGTTGGTCAGCGGTAAACAACACCTCAGATACTAATACCCGAAGAGCTGTCGGCGTAACTAAACTCAGAACTAACGAACATAGCTTTACCGGGTCAGAAGTTGTAGTTGTCGTAGACGGGGTTAACCGGCCACTAAGACATAACTCAGCAACACCTATCGAACTATACGACCGTCAAGGTTCAAGCCTAAGCGAAACTGAGGACCAGTTATCTAACCCTTTCTCAATCAGCAACGGAACCAGTATAGTCACTGTAGCTCAGGTTGCTCATGGTATGCACG